CAGGTCAGATCCCCGGACTTGAGCCCAGTCGTACCAGCGGCGATAACCCCGCCCCCCTGCCCCTCGTCGAACAGGTCTTTCCCGGCCCCCCCCTTCGCAGCAACGAAAGCCGCAGGGTTGGAATCGTCAAACTTGAGGCCCAGAACCGAACCCCAAGCATAGACCCTTCCGCCTATGGCGTTGGAGTTCTGGAGCATCCCCGTGCTCTCTTTGAAGAAGAAACTCGGCGTATATCCATCAGCCATAACACACCCTTTTCAAACAATGTACACTCAAGCACAATGGGCATTTAAGCCCTAACTAACCTCTACTATGTAGCTCACGCCTTCGCCCGAATTGTCGGCGTCTATATATGGGATATTCAGATTTGTAACCGCAAGGCTCACGCTTTCCCCAGGAAAAAGAACGAACCCGTCAGTCGAGTCAACAACGGAATCACCGACATAGATGGCCCCAGTATTGCCATGCAGGGCCTTGATCAATACCCGCTGTCCCGCGAGAATCGCCACGTCTCCACCTAACGCTTCTTCCGTTCCCGCCGCCGCCACTGTGTTCTGCCCGTGATTTAGGTCGCTCTCCCCCACCCCTCCGGTGGTGATCAGTTCCCCGCTTATCGTCATCTGGAAGACACAGGCGTCCTTGTCCGTGTACGTCAGTGGCGTAGCGTTGTACTGCCCAGCCCCAGGAATCGCCGTCGCTCCAGTGACCATGATCGCATCATCTATGACGATAGGCAGCGTATGCGCCACGGCGTTCGCTGGCGTGGCGTGGTCGTACAGCCCTGCGATAACCGTCGCGCCATTCAGGCTCACCCATAGCCTGGAGATATCAGCCGCTGTCACAACAGTCTGCGCAACGTCTGAGGCATACCCACCCATCAATACAGGGTTCCGAGCAATCGCCGCGCTATGCGCTTCCGGCCCCACCACCTGCACGTTCCCCTTGACATCCGCCCTGCCCATGCAGGTCTCCCCACCGGCCAAGTCTGGGGGAGCCGCAATGTACTTGTAGTTTTCAATCGAGTTGACCGCAATCGACCCGATCTTGACATCCAACTCCGTATTCACAACCAGGCCAGGAACGTCCAGTTCCACGATCTTGTACATGGAGTCTGAGGTCACGGGAGCCGTAGCCATCGCCGCGAAAGCGAGCCACTGCGTACCGTTGTCCGTGATAGCAGCGTACTGCTTGTTCCCCGTCCCTGAAGTGATCTCCACATACCTGTCATTGGTCGCGTGCTCGTCTGCCGTCCATGCCTTGGTTTCATCGACCAATAGCGTGGTGCTTTGGGCTTGGAGCCCCGACCCTGCCGTGGTGAACGCGCCCGGATTGGGAGTAAGTGCCGCCGTCCAAGTATTCCCCGTGGGAACCGAAACAACGGTATACGATCCGTCATAGGAAGCGTTCCCGCACCCACTGACCACAATCGTCGCCCCGATATCGTACCCGTGCGTAGCCTGCGTAAATGTGACCACATCTGACAGCCATGTTCCTGCGGAGACCGCGATAGCCGCAGAGTAGGCCAGCCCCTTGCCCACCACTATGTCGGTGTTCTTGACATCGGCCACGGTTCCCGAAGCACCGATAACCGTCACCGCGCCCTGGTGGGAGAACTGATTCGTCGGGCACATCTTCCCGCGCACGTCGATAGCCGCAAGGGTAGCCGCCCCGCCGGAGTACTTCGCAAGCACCCGGACACTCTTGCCCCTGATCTGTAGGGCAATCGGCAGGCGGTAGTTCACGCCATCCGTGTACATCGCTGCCGTAATGACATGGTATTCCCGCCCCATGATCGGCACGAGAATCGGCGTAACGAATTCATCGTCCGACTCTTGGACCTGAATCCAGATTTCATCTGCGCTGCCCTGCGTCTTTGCGAAGAACAGAACAAGCTCATTGACGAACGCCGGGCGTACCGGGTCAGTACCCGTCCCGAGCCCATCATAGACGTTCTGGTTATAGACGGGGACATCCTGTAGGCTCCCCGCGAAGGTGCCGGAAATGAGCCCCGCCGCGATCTTGCAGAGCGGCTGATAATCTTGATGCAACCTTGTGTCCATCTCATAACTCCTTAGAGCTTCACATACAAATTTCCGACACTGTGGCGATAGATCACCCGTAGTCTTATATAGGCCCCAACCTCTTCGGGATTACCCGAACTCACCGGCTGGCGCGTTATTATCAATGTGTCCTCAGCGTTCCCCCCCCGGGTGTGCCCTACGTTCCCCGCCGAATCAGAGGCGTACAACGCCTTTTCCAGATCGGCTATCATCCGTTGGTAAGTCCTGGAGGCGTCGGGTTCCTTGCTTCTCGAAGACCCCCTTGGGAGCTTCGCCCACATCTCCACCCCCACGTCCCTCTGACAACGCCTCATGTTCGTCCCAAAAATGTCGTCTGAGTCCTCAGCCCCAATGACTACCCCGATGCAGGGCCGTTGCTTTGTAAATGGAAACCCCTGAGCGTTCCATGAAACCACTTCCGATACCGTGAAGTTGTACCCCCTCGCCTGGGAGATCCCCCGCATGGTGTCGAGGATATCCTGCTCGGCCCTGTCCCAAACAGTAAACTGTGTTACGTCCTGCGCCATTACGGTCCCGTATAAGCAGAAGGATGAATTCTCAATTTGCCTTCAGCGGCGTGGTGTTCCGTGCCGCCCGTCAATACCAAGTGGATCTCGTATAGATAGGTTTTAGCGTCCACGTCTGTTTCGGTGTCAGTCAGGAACACGGAGAACGTCCCGTCTGCCTCCGTGGTCATTGTGATCCCTGCCCCCTTGCTAACGTATCCATCGGTGCCCCATGCCCCTGGATCCCCAATCAATGCAGCGGTGAACGTGTCCGCTGAGGGAACGCTGACTACCGTATACGTCCCGTCATAGTTCGATTCCCCGCAGTCCTCCACCGTCACGGAATCAGCGATAGCGTATCCATGCGCTTCGGCTGTGAAGGTGACTACATTGGCAGACCACGAAGCCGTTGTGATCGGTTGGATGAGCAGGACGAACTCGTTGGCCCCCGCCTCGATGTCATACCCCACGAAGCGGACCTGCGCCCCCGTGAGGTCAATGGCCGTACTCCCATCCGATGCGTTGACCGTGCAGTCCACCTGAAGGTAACTCCCCCGGGGCACTACAATATCATCGTCCGGTTTCCCGAACTCATCCACTGTCAGTGATAGGGTTATGCTGCTCATCTCTTAGCCTTTGCCCACGCTACATCTAAGGCCGGGGCCAGGAACTTCTTTTTCAACACCCCACCCCATCGCCGGAACATTTCGAAGAACCGCAGGCGGGGCGGGATATCAACCGACTTCTTGAGAACGAACATGGGGACAATCCCCGTGCCCACCTTCTCGAAGAGAATCAGGTTTCCCTTCTTGGATCTCTGCACGAACATATTGGGGACGCTTCGCAGATCCAGATACTTACTCTTGACTGACCCACGCGGCTCCAATGCCCTTCCCCCGTATTCCGTGGAAATGGGAATGGTCAAATAACCACCTGGGCGCTTGGACCTCACCGTCCCGCCCTCTTCGTGGGTCTGTGCATACTTGGAACGGGTGGCAAGCCATGAGGCCAAATCGTTTAGCCCCACCCCCATCGGTGTCACGCCCGGCACAAAGGAATCAATGAGATCCCCAGAACGCCGCTGCAATCCCGGTGGGCCACTAAGTCGTGCGATCTCATGCTTGTTTTTGAACCAATACACAGCCTTGAGCATTGGCGAACGTAGAGCCTTGGCCAACGCCACAGGGTACTTCTTGACCATGTGCGTCAGCTTCTCGGCATTCAGTTCGTATGAGAACGCTACCATCTACGTACCAGGCTCCTGTGGTTCTTGATCTCTTGAACCAACTCAGGGATGAAGTTGCCCCAATCTTTCCACCATGTCAGGAAAGGAATCTGCCGACGACTGCCCCCAGACACCTGCCCGCCTTGGATCGAATCCAGCCCAACCATGTCCCGGTGTTGCCAGTCGAACCAAATCTGCTTCTCCACGACCAACGCCAACTCGGGGAAGTTGGTCAGGAAGTCTGCCGCGTCTGTCCCCATGCCCCCCGTGTAAGTGACCTTCAGCACCTCGAATCCACGGGGCAGGTTGTAGTCAAACTCCACCCGGCCCATTCTCAGGGAATCTGCGCCTGCCGAGTAACTCGACGTTGACACCAACGACCCCGAAGCGTACTCCCTTGAGGAGTCCTCATAGATGCTGGACATCGTAGTAATGGGATACCCTCTGAGATTCACCACCCGAAGCCCGCCGGATTCCACGTCCACATAGGTCGTCCTGGCCGTCTCTTCGACGTACCTCCCAATGTGCTTCTCAATAGACGCAGACATCGCAGTGATAATGCTTCTCATCAGCCGGTCATGGGTTCGGATAATCCCCTCATCCATGAACTGCCGCATCCGGTCTGTGGTGGTCAGGTCCATTACTTACATCCGTCCTTGTGGGCATAGCCCCTGCCCCTGCGAGGTCCACCGCACTTCGGGCAAACCTTCATTGCTTCCTTCTTTTCCTCGGGCTCGATGACCTTCTTCTCGACAGGCTCAAGCACCTTCTTTTCCATGGGTTCAATCACCTTTTCCTCCTGGGCTTCTTTCACTGCCGCGAAGAAACTATCTTTCTCCTCAGCGTCCATGCCTTCAAGCATCTGGAAGACGTTGGCCTTCGAGTGTATCCGTTCCCTTGCTTCGGATTCGATGCGCCTTTCGCGGGCGTGGTCCTGCCCTGCCTTTGCCTCATTAGGCGTGGGGACGAACTTGTGGACCTGCCCCGCAATCATGAGGTCGTCAATGAGACGGATCGGGGATACCTCCCTGCGTTCGTTCGTTGACTTCGAGATGTAGTAGGTTCTCGACTCCCCCCCCATTTCCTCATGGTCATAGGTTCTCGTGATGGCATCGCCATTCTGGAAGATGAAGGTAAAGCCCTTCTTCAGCTCCCTTTCGTATGATTTCAATTCCGACATGTGGCCTCCGTATAATGCGGCCCGAGGGGGGAAAGTAACTCCCCCCTCAGACCTGGTAACTTACGCCGGGTATTTCGGATCCCCAAGGATCCCCATGACAGACATCAGGCAGGTCGAGGTCGTCCCCGACTCTACACATGAATACTGAATCGCGGGACCGTAGACCTTCAGGTCAACGATCTGCTCCTGGATCGCAGTGCCTTCCACGTCTTCGATCACTGCAGTTGCAGCGGTGAAGGCGTAAGCAGCAACGGCCGTCCACGAGGCGACCACCTTGCTCTGCGTGTAAGGGGATTGGGTTGTGGTGTTGGCCCATGCAGCGTCGTAGACCCACAGGGTTCCACCACTGGCAACCGTGTCCACATGGATGGCCAAGTGGTTCGACGTGCTCACGCTCCAATCACCAGACAACACGGAGTAGTACACGGTACTCGCAGACAGAGCCTGCGTGGTCCCGCCACGGAAGTAGAACGTGATCTCTTCACCAGCCGAAGCCTTGGTGAGGCTGTTCGCCAGGATCTTGTACGAACTCCAGATAGCGGTACCATCAGGACCAGACGAATCGGCTTCGATTGTCGCCCATAGGTACTTAGCCGCCGCAACAGTTCCCACCTGTTTCATGGTGAAGGTCACACTGTAGAACGTGGGAGTTGATCCCGAAACGGTCGTGAACTTGTGAGCCAGTTGTATCTGGTCAGTCGTGTCGTACCGTAGCGTGACCCAGGTGTCCCCCGCCGTATCATACTCATACGCATCCAGGACAGAGAATGAGCCGTAGCCCACCGCGCCCGTCATGGTTGCGCCTGAGCCCGTCATCGCATCGACCTGCTGATAGATGGCAAGCGAGCGATATCCTGAGCCGTCAACGATCGTCCCGTAGAACGTCGCCAGTTTATCCTCCGGCTCAGAGATGGGTTTGAGGGTTGTGTATCCGTCCAAATTCATAGGCATCTTTTAATCCTCCTCTCGTGATCAGGGGTTACGATGCCGAGTCGGTGCAGAGGCAACACGACTTCGCGTGCCTGACCATGACATCCACCAGCCAGATCGCCCGAATCCACGTCTGGTTTGCGGCGAATGCGGTGTCCGCTTCCTTCGAGGCCATGATCTCCATGGCTCCCCAGTCTGCGAGCACAACGTCGTCAAAGTTGCAGAAGTAGACTTCCGCGTCAGATCCACCGCCACCCGTTATCGGCACCTGCGTGCTCTGGTAGACAGGGTATCCAACCAGGCTTCCGCCAGCGAATCCGGCCCCGATGGCCTCAGTGTAGGGCGAACCCACGAACAGTGGCCTGTTGGAACTCGTGATCTGCTTCAGATTGTGAACCGTTCTCGGGTTCATGATCCAGGCCAGCTTGCCCTTGAGGGCGTTCTCAGCCGCGAGAGCGTAAGGGAAGTCTTCCAGAAGGGCCCAAGTAAGGGCACCCGAGGAAGCCGTCACCGTGCTGATGCTGGAGGTACTGGCAATGCCCGTCGGCTGGTTCGAAGAACCCGAGCCCCTGAGGACCGCGAGGTCCACGAGCTGGGCGAGCTTCATGGTGATGTCATCCGTGATGACCTGGGAAGCCGAAGGGTTGGAAAGGTCGATCAACTGATTCGAAGCCTTGACCAGGGCCGCAGCCTCACTGGGCTGTAGGGTCTTCTGGGCGTCGGTCAGCGTCGATTCCGTGATGGCTCCATTCTCAGCGACCCAGTAAGCGGTAGCCGAACCCGTGAGGGCGGGCTGCCTGATGGTATGGATGTTGAGCCCGGACATCCTGCGGACACCAGCGGAAGCACAGACGAGCTGAGCGTAGAGGTGCTCAATCATCTGGTTTGACCACTCTTCGGGAACCAGATAGCCACCGCTCGCGGCGGTCGTGCTCATCTGCTTCTCCATGACCTTCTCGGCGGTGTAGGCCGCGTCGGCGTACTCCTGCGTTCCCTTCTTCGCGCCTCTCACGCAAGCATCGGCGAAGCCAAACTGGTTGGCGAACGTGATGCCGTTGAGGAAAGCGGCGGGGAGGAACTTCCCCTCTTTCTCCACCTCACCCTCATCCCGAGCAATCGGGGGGGCGTTGGGGGAGGGCATAGCCTCGACCTTGGCCTTCAGTTCGTCGAAAGCCTTCTTGAGGTCTTTCTCTTCTTTCTCTTCCACTGCCTTGGCCGCTTCCTCGCTACCAAGCAGGGCGTCTCTGAGGGCGTTGATCTCTGTGGACAGGCCAGTGAGATCCAATGCCTTCAAAGCCTTCTCGTCGGTTTTCTTCTCCTCGGACATCTCTGTCCCCCTTTCATTCAAGGCCCGCTCGCCTTCTAGCTTTGGCAAGTTCCGGGCGTAAGGATTTGAGGTTTCCCATGATTAGGTCCATGCCTTCGACCTCATCCTTCGGGGTAGGCTCAACCTCCCCAGGGGGGTCAGACGTGACCGCTTT